GATGTGATGAGAGCCATGAACTCCAAGACCGCGACCAAGTTCCTCAACTGGATCAGCGGTCGGGGCGACTACAAGGTCTCCGCGAATTCGCTAGTCGACTCTGGCGCGCCGCCGTCGTTTGTTTCAGACGGCAACGGCTTCCGAGTCCGACACCGCGAGTACATCCGCGATATCGTGAGCACCGGGGCAGTCTTCAACAACTACCCCCTCGCGATCAACCCTGGTCTACCGGAGACTTTCCCATGGCTCTCCTCCATCGCTTCCAACTTCGAGGAGTACGAACTCCACGGCCTGCTGTTCGAGTTTCGAACTCTCTCAGCTGTTGCTGTCTCCTCGACGAACACGGCGCTAGGTGCAGTTGTGCTTGCGACGAACTATGACGTCTACGATCCTGCTTTCTCCAACAAGCAGCAGATGGAGGCCTACGAATTCTCATGTAGTGGGCCTCCGTGCGCGTCTCTCCTCCATCCGGTGGAGTGTGCACCTCGTCAGACAGTCAATCCCATCAAGTACGTCCGTACTAACGGAACGGTCCCTCCCGCAGGTGACCTCCGTATGTACGACATGGGTCTCTTCCAGATCGCCACTGTCGGCCAACAGGCCGTCAGCAACATCGGTGAACTCTGGGTGACCTATGACGTCAAGTTCCTCAAGCCAAAGCTCCCTGCCGTCGTGGGTGAGGTCATTCCCGCCGCATCCTTCGGTCTGACGCCCATCAGTGCCGTCGGTGACTTCTTCTCTCCCAAGCAAGTCCCCGGCAGCACTCTCGACGTCGACTTCCAGAGCGCCACCTCGTTCCGAATCAACAAGAACGGTCGCTTTGTCATCCGTCTCATGTGTAACTCCACCAACACATACAGCGCCAACCTTACGGACTATTCCGAGTCCGCAGGCGCGACAGAATGCAAAGCTTCCTACTGGGTCCAACCGATCCAGCTCGGAACAGGAGGTCAGCTCTACATGGCCCAATGGGTCGTCGACTGTGTTGGCGACTCCTCAGGCCCTGGCGGCACGATCACCAAGACCGCACCAACCATCACAGGTTCCTCTATTGGGTCTCTCACGATCCAACAGATCCCATCCAACCTGGACTGGACGGCAATCGCTTGATGCGATCACTACCGGTTTTACGCCTCGGTAGGCGTAGTAACTTAGAACCTTCCCCAACTTCCGGGGGTAATCCCACATTTTGCAATGATCGTTCCTGGTCCCTCTTCTGCTGACGCTACACCAACGCCGTGTGTAACTATCAGAGTCGAGAACCGACTGGACGTGTTGAAAGCAAATCATT